GTTGGTTGTAAGACTTGCCATGACGTACCAGAATCGACGGTGATGCCCTGAATCGGGTAATCAGCGTCTGACGATACATATCCACTTAGCGAGTCTTCTATCGCTTCTTGTATTGACTCAGATTGAGCCCTCGTATCACAGATGATGTCAATCGTGATTCGAGATGCGTACTGCTTGACTTGACAGTTATCTACGGTCGCTCTTGCTTCCGTATTAACGATGCTGATAACGACAAATGGTAAATCGTCATCCTGCGGTGGATTGTCGGCATATATTCTACCACTTGTCAGAGATGCAACTGTCGCATCTGCTTTGAGTAGAGTAATGACTTGTGGGACTGGCCTTGGCATTATCTTGTAACCTCAGATGGGTCGATGTCCCAACGCATCAATGCTTTTTTTAGTGCAGACTGTTGCTGCACGATTGTTCTTCTTGCTGCTGGCATCAGCCAAGGTCTGTTCCTTAACTGTCTTTTTGCTGGTTCGCCCCACCACTTGTGATTAGGTGCGCCAGAGCCACCACTTTTTGATTCGTGTGTGTGAGCAAAGTTCTTGCCTCTAGGTCCAGTTTCATATCTCGGACCAACTATCTGGCTAGATATAATGCCGCCCATCTTTCGACGGAAACGCTTCTTGATGATCCCGCCAGTGTCGCCAAGCGAGCGGTTATTAGCTCCTCTAGCTTTTAATATCTTTTGTGACCAAGCACCTTTTCCGACGCTGACCATCTTGCCTTCACGGTAAACGCCTCGGGTTTTAGTCTTCCTCGACATGCCAAGTGTTTCACCGCCACCGCCTCTAACAGCTTCCTTGGCTGCTTGTCTAACGATGGTTGCTGCATATCCGACCGCAGTCGGGCAAACTTTTTTCAGCAGTTCGTCTGACAACTTGGATAAATCAGCACCGAGGTCAGTGTCTAGGTATGAAGTCCTGAACTCTGCCTTAGACGTTGAACCTGCGCTAGACATGAAGCTTTTGACCTTAGAGTTTAGTTGTGCCTTAAAACTCATTTGGTGCTTCTCAGTTCAAGCCTTACGGTAAAGTTGTCGCCTGATACATCTCGCACTGCCGTGATGCCGTATGTCTTGCCATCGATGATACAGCGGCTCTGAGCAGTTACCGTTGCTGCATCAATCTGTGGTTTGTCACCGACCGCTACTTTCTCAGTAGATGATTTGGTCATCATCCCGTCGATGATCTCACCGCCAGAAGTGTCAATGAGTTCGCAAGGCCAATCAGTTACAGCGGTCGTCCATGACCCACTGCTATAACTGATCTGCCCATACTCATCCTGAGTAGTCGGAGGATTTTCAATGGTCGCGAGGTAATTGCGATGACCAATCCTCTTACGGTTAAATCCTGTAACCTTAGGCATTACGGATACGAACTCCTGATCAGCTTCTTGACGATGTTTTCATAACTTCGCCCATCGTTGCTATTGACCAAGTTCTCTTGTGCCGGATCGAAGTAATAACGACCGACCTCAAGAAGAATCGCTTGTTTAAACAACCTCGGCAGGCAGTCTTCGTTTGTTACTCCACAAGTGAAGTTAATGAAGACCGTATCGCGTTCGCTTGGAGTCAGTAATGTTTCCGGCCACCCGTCATCATCGTTGAGGCAGGTGACTGCATTACGTCCAGAATCGAGTTGGTACTGGTCGGTTGCAAGTGTTTGAGTTGCACCATCATTGTCCACATAGGTAATTGAACTGATGGCGGTAGCAGACCCCATGTTCAACAGAATCGCCTTTCCATCTTCAGGAAAACCATATTGACTCTGTTGCCACGATGCCTGAACAAGACATCTTTCAATGTCTCGCTCAAGCTGTTCTGTAGCAGACTCAATCAGCCTAGTTATCAGATCGTTTTGAGCTGTTCCGCTTACCCTTAGATGCGCCTTTGCCTCGTCCAGCGTTACCGCTAGGAACTGAGGGCTTGACGTTCTTTTTAGAGTCCACTTCATCAGCTACGATCTCGATTGCTTTACAGTCCAAGAGAGTCTTGATGATCCCTTCCCTAAGAGAAGAATCGTCAATCACACGACCCGCCTCAAAGCCGAGGCGAGTCTTTACAAAGATGTACCTCATTATGGGGTAATCGTGATTTTTGAGATAACGCTTGGATTGGCGACTACTTGCGATACTCGCTCGGTCGCGACAACTCCGATCTGATCGTTCTCAGCGTATAGCTCATTCAGAGTCTTGAAGTTCAAGGCTCGACGATCACCGAAGTAACAACCAAGTCGCAAGTCACCAAAGACTGCAAGGAGGTCACCAGCGGTGCTTGCAGATGCACCAGGAAGTACATTCACGAAGTTGACTGGATAACCGAGAAGAGTAGGACGCTGTCCTTCTTCTAGTTCTCTCATGCTGTTATTTCCGGCAGCATTGAGAAGGTCACGAATAGGTCCGTGGAATAGAGTTGGGTTGATGTACCACTCGTTCCTTGCGCCAACCACAGGATTGCCGATACCAACGCTACAAGCTGTAAGGTCGGTAAGTGCAAGAGCCGATGGAGATGCGACATTCGTGTCATCAATCGAAGTGTTGCCCTTGATGGCAGATGCTGGAGCCAAGACACCTCCGGTAACACCGTTGAACAAGTTTTCGTCTTCGGCAATCGAGATGCTATATGCAATCGACTCAATGACCGTGTCCATCATGCTGATGACACTGTCTTCAGTGATTTCGCTGGACATCTTGACCAAGGCGGCAAGTTTCTGTGCAACGAGCTGCACGCTTCCAAACGAAAGATCGCTTTCTGAGATTGCTGACCCTTCTCCGGGATAGAATACGGAGGCATGAGCGGTAACTTTTGGTACAGTCCAAGTGTCTGCCGACATGACGACTCGCTGACATGCTTGTCGAGCAACGCCGTATGATTCCAAGAGGTTAATCAATGCGTTGGACAATGGATCAGGTACGGTATATCCACCGTCAGCATCAACGCCAATCGACTGTGCAGCTAAAAACTCTTTTGCTTTACGGTCGCCACCGAGGGATGCTAGGTACATGCCGGATGTAAACGCATCTTCAGCCGAGGCAAAGTGCTTGACTCGCTGGTTTTTAACACGGGCTGGGATCACTTGTTTGTCTTCCTTGACTGAGTCTTCAATTTGAGCAGGCTCAACCATCGAGCTTGCTTGGGGAACTGCCTTAGCTGCTTTAGCAGCATCTAGCTTGTCTTGAACTGCTTGCAGGGAATCCCTTTCCCCTTCAAGCCTGCTGAACTCAGCATCGAGTTCGTTGACGAGATCGATCTGAGTTTGATCAAGTTCACTTTCTGCCGAGAGATCCGACAGTGCCTGCAACTCGTCCGCAATCGATTCGAGTCGGGCGTTGATTTCCGCAATCTTTTTCATAGCTTCCCTTCTAGATTGATATCCCCGACTCCTTCGGGAATTAACGGTTAATTTTACAGCGTCAGCTTTTGAGCTTGATTCGACGCATTGCACACTTGGCTCGGAGTGCTGCGTGGAACGCAGGTGAGCAGAGTGCCTTAGCCTCGTACTCCTCGTCCTTGGACTTACTCCTAGCCTTAACTTCGACGATTTCATCGATAAATCCGGCGTTGAGTGCTGTCTCGGCATCCATCCAAGTCTCAGCATCCATCAGTGCCAGCATCTCTTCTTCAGATCCGCCTGTTTTCTCGGAGTAGCTTGCTGCAATATCTTTGTCGAGCAGATCCATGACATCGGCCATTGATCGGAAGTCTTTGCAGTTCCCGACCGCAGCAGTCCAGCATCGATGAACCATGAACTTACCAGTGGAGTTCATCTTCACGCTGTCTGCTGCTACAGCAATTACCGTGGCAATCGAGGCTGCTAACGCATCGATATGGACGGTCACTTTGCCATCGTGATTGACAATGGCGTTAAACATGCTCAGTCCATCGGTAACGCTTCCGCCTTCGCTGTTGAGGTGAATGGTTACATCTTGTCCTGCATGTTCTGACAGCACATCGATAAAGTCATCTGCTGAGATGCCATTCTCGTAATCACCGATGAACCCTCTCATCGTGATCTCTTTCTTCTCTGGATTACTCTCCAGCTTCATCGTTAGTCTCCTGTTCGGGTTCGTTATCGTCTTCTTCAACTGGCTCATCTTCAGGCTGGGTAGCCTGTGAAATATCGAGTGCAATCTCGTGAGGCAGCTTGTCTCCGTCTTCTACAGGTGGGAAACCGTGTAGCTGACGTATTTCGTTGATGGTCAGCACGCCATGTTGCTGCATCTTCATCGTGTAATCAGCAAGTGAGTTCGGGTCACCTTTGAGCAGTGGAGTTGTGTCGAACTCGACCTCTAGTGGTCTGGCTGGGCTGATTAGCTTTGCCATGACCTCTTCTTCCCACTTGCACATCCAACGCTGCAAACAGTTGTTTACATAGGCTGTATTGCGTTCTGAGATGCTTCGGTAGGTCTGTCCTGTGTTGTCACCAAGTATGGACTCAAGGCCGAATAGCAACGCAATCTCTTCACGCTGGAAGGATCTTTGCTGTAGGAACTGAGCGTCTGCTGCTGAGACAGGAAGTGCTGTGGCTTTCATGCCATCACGCAAGAGTCCTGCTCGACCTGTATTGCTGACACCTTCATGCTTGGCGTTGAAGTTGTCGAGAAACTCCTGAGCATCTTTAGCAGATCGAAACATCCCGACAGGTGCTTCAAGTAACAAGCCTGGGCGACCCGAGTTAGCCAGTGTCGTTGCAGCAGCCTCTTGGCCGCCTTGAGCTAGCCCAAAGACATCCTTAGCAATCTCAACAACGTGCATCCCCCACACGCCATTTAGTGACGTATTCATAATGTGCAAGACATCACGGTCAGGGATCTTGTAGTATTCGCCTTGGCGTAGCTTCAGTGGCAACGTGTTCTGTGTCGTGCCTTCGTGTGCTGTCACTAGATGCCATTTTTCGCCATCGACGAGCATGGTCTGACAGTTCTCAGGTAGGATCGGGATAAGTTCAACAGGAGTCCCGAGGTTATTCCTAGCAATGTATGCTCGGCCATTACCGCTGATGAGTGCATGAACCATCATGATCTCACGGAGGGTAAACGCAGTCATTGCCTGATTAGGCGATACGTTTAGCAGCCTGTACGCAGGGTTCTGACTCTTTAGCTCTCGGTTACCATCAGCAGTCTCTTCGTAGACGTTGAACGGCAACTGGCTGATATGGCCGCTGATTTTGTTGACTGCATAGATGACGGCAGCAAGGCCGAGTGCAGTCTTTGTATTGACTTTGATTCCAGTTCTGGATTTCTCACCGTTGAAGAACTCGACAAGCCAACTGGCTGGGTTCTTTTGATTGGTGAACGCCCAGAATGATTTAGCGTTCTTCATTCTTACCTCAAGTTATAAACACATTCCCGTCTCCGCGACCGGGAGCAACCATCGCTCTTCGGTACGCCATGAGCATCGCGACAAGTGGATCAATCTTGGATGAAGAGTT